CCAAGCCCATTTATCTCCGAGGCTCTTGAATTCTGCAAGGCTATCAACATCGATCTGCCGCAAATGATTCCAAACATGGGGGTGCTTGAACGCGGCGGAATTGTGGGTGAGGCGGAAATTGTGGGTTGCTTCAATGCCTCTGAAATCGTGCCATCTCCCTGGTTCGTTGGCCCTTATGGCTTTAGGGTCGCCCGCGCGAAAGCAACCCTGTTTCAATCCTGCCGGGGGATGCTCGGTTTTTTCAAACCCCAGTTGACCGGCTCAGTCACCGGTGAAAGCGGGGTGACCCCGTGAAACCCGAGGCGCAACGGATCGCGATTGCCACATGGTTGCTTGACCAGGAACAGCTCACGCCCGTCCAGAATCCGCCCGGCACCATTGGGTATCGCGGTATTGATCTGTCCGGGATGTGGATTATGTCCGGGTCAAAAGGGAGGCTATCGGGTTGCAATCACCCAACACCCGAGGCGTGCCGGGCCGCCGCCATCACGGAACTGGTTATCTCACATGATTGGCTCGGGGATTTGAACGCGATGGCGCTAGCCGAGGCAACCCTGGATAGATGTGATGTGGACACGCGCTCGATGTATTGGGACTATCTCATGTTGGACACCGGCTCTGTGATGGCTGACCGATTCGATATTTGTTGGAGAATCTTACGATCCACCGCCGCGCAACGCGCGGAGGCTTTCTTGCGCTGCCTAGGTCTCTGGGTGGACGAACCGGAGGAAAAACAACCATTATAAAACCATGACGCACCTGGATTTATTCAGCGGCATTGGGGGCTTCAGCCTCGCAGCGCACTGGGCCGGGATTGAAACCATCGGGTTCTCCGAGATCGACCCTTACGCGAGTAAAGTGCTCGCCAAACATTGGCCAAACGTACCGAATTATGGAGACTGTAGAAACATCGACCGAACCACGCTTGCATCGCCTGACTTGCTTACGGGAGGCCCTCCTTGCTCGCCTGCTAGCTGTGCCGGGGCGCGGCGTGGTGAAGAGGACATCCGGTGGCTGTGGCCCGAAGCACTTCGAATATTACGCGAGCTTCGACCCCGTTGGGCGGTGTTTGAGAACCCGCCAGGAATTCTTTCTCTTCACGGCGGATATGCCTTCGAGCGAATCCTCGGTGAAATCCATGCGGCAGGGTATGATGGTTGCTGGGAAACTATACCGGCTTGCTCCGTTGGCGCGGATCACGAAAGAGAACGGGTCTTCATCATTTCCCACCCTATTAAGTTCGGAGACGAAACGAGGACCGGTGAAACAAGAATGCAAACATCCATGGTCAATGACGTTGACCCAAAAAATAGAGAGCATGATGCCCACGCTTCGAGCAACGGACTCCGACCAGGGACAACGCGGAGACCTAATTCAAAATCTGCGGGGCAACGAGAAGAACGCTCGGCCCTTGTCGAAAGTGATCGGCCTTGCACGATTGAAACTGACTTCGGCCTTTTGCGAGAGGTACATGGGATTTCCCAAAAACTGGACCGCCGTGAGAGAATCAAAGCCCTCGGAAACAGCGTCGTTCCCCAAGTTGCCTACGTGATTCTAAGCGCGATCAAAGCCCAGTTCAATGCCTAGGCCGAAGCTAACCCCGCGGAGAAACCGGCGCTTAAACACAAATTATGAAGCAACTCGTTGATATAAATAGGAACGAATAAACGAAAATGAAAACGACGATGAAAACGAATACGACAGACAGAATTAACACGGTAAACACGGATTCTCCGGACCCTATACACGTAATCAGCCTGGGAGCAGGCGTACAATCCTCGACCATGGCACTCATGGCTGCCACCGGAGAATTTGCGCCCATGCCAAAATTCGCAGTGTTCGCCGACACCGGAGCCGAGCCGCAAACGGTTTATACCTGGCTGGAATGGCTGCGAAAACATTTACCATTCCCAGTCCACACCGTTACGGCGGGCAATCTGGAAAAGAAGGTGCTGCAAATGCACGTTACCAAGGATGGTCGAAAATTCTCAACTTGCAGCATTCCAAACTTTACGTTGAGCTCCGCGAATAAAGTAGGGAAGATCATCAAACGCGGATGCACACGGGACTTTAAAATCAAACCGATCAGAAAATTCGTGCGCGGGGAGGCGGAAATAAAACGCGGCCAGAAAACCGTCAGCGTAATCCAGTGGATAGGCATTAGCCTCGACGAAGTTTGGCGCATGAAAGAAAGCCGGGATGTCTGGCAGGAAAACCGCTGGCCCCTGATCGAGAAGCGCATGAGCCGAACGGATTGCCTCCGCTGGATGGAGGATCATCATTTCCCCGAGCCTCCCCGTTCGGCATGCGTGTTCTGCCCGTTCCATGACGACCGGGAATGGCGACGTCTCAAAACGTTTGAACCGGCGGAGTTCATTAAGGCGGTTAAGTTCGAACAGGATTTACAAGTGGCCAAGGCAACCAGCGATAATTTCCACTCGACCCCGTTCTTGCACCGCAAATGCGTTCCACTCGTGGAAATCGACTGGAGTACGGAAGAGGAGCGCGGGCAAGGATCGCTTTGGAACAATGAATGTGAAGGTATGTGCGGGGTTTGAACAGGTGGATATTCCCGATTAAACCCCGGTTCCCTCGAATATTCCCGATTAAACCCGAATATTCGCTTCAGTTTCCCAGGATAATGCCGATATATAATCAGGAACGAATAAACGAAAATGAAAGAAACGACGATGAAAACGACAAACAGAAACAGAAACTCAGTTACCACGGGCGCGGCGGCGGTCCTGCTCGCCCTGGCGGCCATCACTTCAATCCCGGCTTCCATAATTCCCCCGGTAGAGCCTCCGGTGACGCCTACGCGCCATCCCTACGGCTCCGTGGTCATCAACCCTGGGTCAATCACCAACCCGCAACACGGGGTGCCCCTGGCGGTAAGGACCGCGAGTCCGTGCCTGGGTGGCGGATTGTTCTTGGTGACCCAGAACGGGACGAACGTGTTTTCCTTCACCCAGGGAAAAGCGTACTCCGCGTTCTTTTTTGGCCTGAGCGCCGGACTTCCGGTGGCCGGGATCACCCGGTACACGGTGTCGGTTGGACGGCTGGCCTCCCAGATGTTGCCGCTTTACCAATTTTCGGCAGACGCGGGCTCGGGAAGCTTCGCCCTGGTGTGCGATCCCCGGACAATTGCCGCTAATTAACCGATTATCCCGGAAAGAACCTGAATTTATGGCGCTTAAGGATATGCTGCGCAAACTCGATCTCATTGACGAGAGACCGCCTAACCCGCCCGCCCCGGTTCCGGTCAAGCCCGTAAATGTGATGGGTCATTTTCGAGTATTACTATTTAAAGCGATCGTCGGTTTATTCTTTATGGGGGCCATATCACCCTTCATTTTCCTGCTGGTACTGATCATCGGCGCCCTCCTGCGCTGAGGTTTAACCCGGGTGTGAATAACTCGGTGAATAACCTGGTAGACTCGCGTGAGTAAATAACCGATTAAATCGGTGTACACGGGCGCGGAGAGCCGCTAGAGTAGGGGAGTCACAGGAAAAGTCGGGTAGTCAAAAGGCTGGTGAATCGGCCTGATCGGATGAATATTTATTCCACATCATTTTTAGCGCGCTTTGTCGGCGGTCACCGTTGCGGCTTGCGATGGCACCCCTTGTCCTCGGTTCACCGGATTCACCTCGGTGGCCGCCTACAGACCACGCTAACCCCCAACCCTAGGACAACCCATGAATGACCGGTAAACCCCGCCAGAACCGCGCGCAGGCGGCAAGGCGGGGCAAGCTAGAGGACGGAGGCCCCCAGGGGCAACGAACACGAAGGACCGATCAAGACCGAGAGAGAGATAGGAACCGAGAGAAAAGAGTGAAGGATGAATAACCCTGAAACAGAAATGAAAACGACGATGATTTATGAACGCGAAACGATCCGAATTAAACCCGCTTGACGCCGGTCTTGGCGTCCAATTTACCCAACGCCTTAGACTTCTCACGAACGGCGATAAAAACCGCCAGGAACCCGCGCCATCTTACGCGGAGCAACTTCAGGATGAACGCTGGATGCGGCGGCGGATCGACGTGCTTAGGGAATACAATTTCAGGTGCTCCGAGTGCGGCAACACCCGCAACTTGCAAGTCCACCATTGCCACTACCTGCGCGGGCGCATGGCCTGGGAATATCCGAAGGGTCTCTTGATCGCGCAATGTGACCGGTGCCACGAGGCACGGATGGAGGCCCCCGAATGAAACGGTTCACCGCAACCGAGAAGTGGCCGGACCCGTGGTTTCGCAAGCTGCCACCCTTCTATAAATTGTTCTTTTTATACCTGCTGGATACCTGTGACATGGCGGGCTTCTGGGACCCTGACATGGAGCTTGCAAGCTTCATGATAGGGGCTCCATTGGATCAAGAGGAGGCTTTGAGGCTCTTCAACACGAGCGCGTCCGGTGGTTCTGACCGCGTTAAGGTGGTGGCGGACGGCAAATGGTGGTTGACCAAGTTCATTCAGTTTCAGCAAGGTGAGTTAAACCCCGCAAACCCTTGCCATAAAGGGGTTTTAAAGACTTTGCTCGCCCGTGGTTTCTTAGGCCCTTACGAGGATCTTGCCAGGACCTTGGAAGTAGCTTCAAAGGGGCTACCAAGCCCCACAAGTAATAGTAAAGGTAAAGGTAAAGGTAAAGGTACTGAAGGGGGAGCGGGGGAAACATCTCCACCGGATCGCGGAGGCATTGAAATCCCGGATAAGGATCAAGCGATTGCGATGACCGTCAACGCTGGTGTGGCCCCGGACTTCGCCTCCTACGTATACGACGATTGGGCCGGTCGAGGCGGGAATGATGCCAACCGTTGCCCGAGAAAATGGCTTGAGTACATCACCACGCGATGGAGCCGGGAAAGTCCCGAGTGGATGAATGGAACCCACCACGGGAAAAAACGAAACGGGAAAATAATCACGAAAGCTAAACAACATGAACCATATTGCGGATAATCTCCTAACCGTCTGCCAGGATCGCGGACTAACTTTTAAAAAACAGGGCGCTGAATTCTACGCCTCCTGTCCATTTCACAAAGACGGAAAACGCCCCAACTTCCGGGTAAACAACGAGAAAAATACCTGGATGTGCGATGTGTGCGGGGAAGGTGGAAGCGTGGTCGAGTTCATCGCCAAACTTGAGAACCGAGACAAGAAAGAGGTTTACCACGAGTTGGCCGGGAGCAACATCGCCCCTCACGGCGAGATCGTCGCCACCTACGATTATAAAGATCGGTTTGGCACGCTCGCTTATCAGGTGTGCCGACTATTGCCGAAAAGTTTTCGCCAACGCAGACCCGACGGAAAGGGAGATTGGATTTGGAATACGGAAGGCGTCGAGAAAATCTTGTACCGGCTGCCCGAATTGCAGAATCCAAAAAATCCCTATGTGTGGATTGTCGAGGGTGAGAAGGACGTAGAAACCCTGCGCGGCATCGGCATGGTGGCGACCTGCAACTGTAGTGGCGCGGGGAAATGGCATGATGCCTACGCCGAGGCGCTCAAAGGAAAAGATATTGTGCTGTGCGGGGACAACGACGAACCCGGGCGCAAACACATGAAACAAGTGTTGGCCTCATTGGAACCCCACGCCAACAGCGTTCGCAAGATCGAAATACCCGCGCCTGCCAAAGACATCTCCGATTTCGCGGCGTCATTCCAAGACAAGGTGGCGTTCGCGAATGCTCTGGCCCCGATGTTCGATACGGCCCAGGTGCTTTTAGCGGGCACGGTACTGCCGATTAAAAGCATGGCGGAAATGGAACTGGAATATATCGAGCACATCAAAACGTCCAAGACCCGGACGGTGAACCTGGGGGACTGGATACCAAGCTTGTCCGCTGTGCGCCCGCTCGTGGGTGGGGAACTGGTTTCCATCGTGGGCGATACCGGAAGCTTGAAAACCTACGTGCTGCAACACATCGCCATGTGCTGCAAAGTCTCGACCCTGCTTTTCGAACTTGAACTGCCGGACGCGCTGACATTCGAGCGGTTCGTGGGGATCGCCACGCGCAAGACAGGCGCGGAAGTTTACGATATTTACCGGACGGAAAAGCGGTTGGATTATTCAACCATAGGCCACGTTTTCACCTGTTCAAAATCCCGGTTAACCCCCGAGGAAATTGAATCGCTGATCCTCAAGAGCGAGTTGCGCATCGGCACGCGGCCCACGCTGGTTTTGGTCGATTACATTCAACTCGTCAAAGGGTCTGGAAATTCTCGCTACGAGAAAACCTCCGGGGTGGCTGAACAATTAAAAATCGTCGCCAAAAATACGGGCACGGTGATTATCATGTGCAGCCAGATCGGACGCGGAAAAGAAGGACCCGAGGTATTTCTGCATGACGCCAAGGACTCGGGCAGTATCGAAAATTCCAGCGGTGTGGTCATTGGAATTTGGCGAGACTCGACCACCCCGGACGAACTTAACTTGCGGGTGCTCAAGAACACCAAAGGCAAGTCAACCCAGATAATCCGATGCAAGATCGAGGATAGAACGATGCGGATTGTCGAGTTATCTCCGGTACGTGAGCAGGATATTCCCATTCAAAACAACCCGGCTTGCAAGGACAACTAACCCCATGACCACGCTTGACCACTCGACCCCGGTGAACTGGCACGCCTGCCCGGAGTGCGGCTACCGGATGGACCGCGCCACCGAGATTAATGGCGCGATTATAGCGCCCAAGACCGGCGATGTGAGCTTGTGCTTGAAATGCGCGACCCTGCTGCGATTCCTGGTGACGGATGGAGGCGTCGTATCGGTCTCGAAAGCCACCGATGAAGACTGGGCGGGGATCGCGCCCGACCAGCTCGCGGTGGTGCGCTTTCTCCAACGGCAAATAAAAGACCACCTCACGATTTTGAATTAACCCATGAATATTCCTTGTGTTTAACCGATTATCCCCGATAATAACCACGTTCAGCAAAGAACCCGATTGTACCGGTGCCCAAAAGCCGGAAAATAACGACGAAACGATAACGACCGAATCCAAGAAAGAATGAAGGAACAATGAAGACCGCGACCGAAATAAACGAAGACCCCCGCATTCCCGCCATGATCGAGCGCACCGGCTCGATGGTAACCGACCTGCTCAACGATCACCTCGAGCACTTCCGAAAGCTAATAACCGAGGAAAACGGCGTGAAAATCGGCATGACCTGCTCGATTAATTTCGCCGAGGAACCCGCCAGCCTCGATGTGAAGATCAGTTACTCGAAAAAGGTCAAGGATGGACGCCACGCCGAATTTAACGACCCAAACCAGCCGGCGCTCCCGCTCGAGGGAACCGCACTCCCGTGGTTAACCAGCGATTCCCTTTTGAACCGCGTCAATGAGCACCAGTTCAAAACGAGCGATACGCCGGCTGGGAGCGGGAGCAACATACGGGACTCCGAATCTATGGCCTCCAGAATGCCCCAGGACCACGCGTCCGGGTCCGAGGCTCCCAACACACCGCCCCCGGTCAAACGCGGGCGCGGCAGACCCCCTGGCGCGAAGAACCGGCCCAAGAGCGAATCAACCCCGGTCCCCGCCACGGCGGCCCAGGTGACGTACCGCGATCCCGATCCCGAGTTTCAACCCGCGCCCGCCGCGTGACGCACAACCCCATAACCCACCTGCCAAGGAAAAATCATGGGATCGAATACTCTCAACACCGCGCCCCTGCTCGAGTCCCTGGGGCGCCACGCGGTCAAGCAACACATGGACTGCGCGCGGCTATCGAATATCCTCGACGTATCGGATAAATGGCTGAAACGCAAAATTGCCTCCGGCGAAATCACCGCCGTGCGTCTCGACAAAAAAATCCTGGTCGAGATCGAGTCCGTGAATAATTACCTGCGCTTGCACGCGATTAAAATATTGGTCGTGCCCGAGCGGGATTAAATCAGAGCACATCCGGTATTTTCTGTTCGGTCCCGTATCGGCAATAATATTTCTCAGTGATGGCGATGGATTTATGGCGCATAAACTTCATCGCCGCCACCGGGTTTTTCTGGTAAATCAGGGAACCAATATAAGCGCGTAACTCGTGCAATTTCTTTTGCGTGTTCCATCCCAGGCTTTTCATCCAAAAATTAATGCGCCGCGCCCAGGAAAGCCCGCGCTCGATCAGGATCGGACCCGACTCCCGGCGCATGGTTTTGAGTTGTTCCCAGGCCCGCGCCTGGATGGGCACCTCGATTTTCTCGCCGTCCTTGCCGATGCCACCGCTGATCCACATCGCCTCGCCGCGTTGAATGACATGTTCCCAGCGCACCGCTCTAATTTCCCCGCGGCGCAATCCCGCTCCCACTGCCAGCCAGAACGCGAGCCAGATATTGGGATCGAGTTTGAGGAATTTATCAATATCGGCGAAAGCCGCCTCGACCACCTCGGACGCCGGGGCCAGATATTCCTTTTTGATTTTTTTGCCCAGGAGCGGGCAGGTCAAAAAATCGTCCACGCACTGGGGGAGGATGATTTTGCGCTCCGCGTATTTATTCCTTAAGGGCTTGTCCCGCTTAAAAACCGCCCGCGCCTGGTTGACCACGCTCCGGCTCGAGCGCAACGCTCGCTCGCGCGCCTCGCGCGGTACGGCGTCCGGTTCGGCCAGATACCGCGTCACCTGGGTGGCCTGGTATTTCTCGACCGCGGTTTCGTTCACGCGGGACAGGGGCACGCACTGATAAGGTGATGCCCGCTTTAGCGGACATCTTTAAGGCGATTGGACGCGTTTTAGGGCGTAACATCATCCTTGACCGGGTGCTGGAATAACCTTTTTCAACTCCCCCGGTAAGAATTAGGGAAAATAAGTTTGACGGAATTGGGAAATTGATCGAGACTTAACCCACTCGAAAGACCCAGACGGATATGACAATGAAACGACCCTATGGGATATTTTCGGGTTACGAAACGAACCGATCGATTGACCGATGGATGAATAAATTGACGAGCGCCCAGACCCGAACGAAAATGAAGATTAACCCTAACCCGAGACGAACCCACAGACGAGATGATCACGACTTTTTTGATTTATCCGACTTGCCTTAATCCCTCGAGCGCGCGGGGAGCCGCGCACTCTAGTCCCTCTGGCTGTAGTTGTAGCAACCGCGCCGCCGGGTCATTCACCGCCACCAAACGCCCGGACACGGGCGGCGGCCCGGAGGCGCGCTTCAACCGAGGGATGAACCGATGACGCTGCTATATTTCATGATTCTATGGTGCGTCTCCGGATTAATCTTGTTCGGCTTGTTGAAGTTGCGCCACCTGCACCGCTCGCCGATCACGAAGACCGCGATTGAGGAACCGGTGAACCACAAGTTGGTGCCCGATCCATGGCCCGATCCACCCATCGGTAGAACCGACGAGGCGAAATGAGAAGTCCTAACGCCAGCGATTATAATTGCGATTGCGGCAACCGGGCCACGCACTGGGAATATGGTAGAGAACCGGTCTGCGACATATGCCCGACTATAATCAAACTCTACCACGACATGAGAAAATTGAGTGATGAGGAACATCGCGAAAACCAGAATCGCTCCCAGCGTAAGTGGCGGGAAAGGGAAATGCAGCGGGTAGGGTGAACAATTTATGGCAGTTCAAATTGCTACAAAACCCAATAATTTACATGACTTCTCAACGCCCCAACGCAGTAAGGGATAAAATTCAGAGCAAGCCTTATCTTGCGAGAACCCTGAAGAGATTGGTAAGTGCTGGGCAATATCACACCAAAAACTGAGGCCAACGAAGGCCCGTCCCAGAACGGAAGATCGAAGACCGAGCCTGGGCAACATTCGTGACTTCGCCGGGGGGAGAGAACCCGGCACTGATTTGCGCCATGAACGCGCTCAACATATTCGGTCAGGCTGGTAATCCCTGTGGCTGCGCGCGGCTCGGTAAGCGGGGATATTCCGAATTGCCAAACCCAACCCAGTCAGTGAACGCGGCGCCCGTGTAGCGGGAAAGCGTGACAGGTCGGAGAGACGGCCACTTAAAATCCATGCGCCTGCGCCGTTATCCCGAGTTCCACCAGGATGCCGAAGGCAAACCGCTTTGCCGGGGCTGCGGCGCTCCGGTGCCCCAGGGGCGGCAGACGTGGTGCTCGAACGAGTGCTACCGCATCCTGTGCCCCCAGGCGGTCAAGCGCCAAGCCATTCTGCGGGACAAGGGTGTGTGTGCTCGGTGCGGGGTGGACGCGAAGGCATTGCGCCGGGAGTACCGGGGACTGGTGGAGGACCGGGGATGCGCGGCGGCTCGGGTCGAATACCTGCGGCGCCACCCGGAGAATCCATTCCCATTGGTGTACGGGCGCAAATGGTTCGAGATGGACCATATTATCGAGTTCGCCGCCGGCGGATCGCACCTACTCGCCAATATGCAAACTTTATGTATTCCTTGTCATAAGGTAAAAACAACAGCATTTGCCAAGAGACCCCGTCATGCCCTGCAACCCGCATAGCTTCGCCGCCGGTATCTCCCGCGCCAACCTGGATCGCTTAGTGACGCGGGCAGAGGACCGCGCGGCGCTCGGCCTTGGCCCCCTGGTGGCCGGTACGTGCCCCTCAACTGCGCCCACCCTGGTTAAGGCCCGGAAGCCTGCGGCGAAGCATCCCATGGCCAACCCGCGCTTAAGCGAAGCTACCAGCGACGAGGACGCGCTGAATAAAACCGAGCGCGCCTTTCTCGCCTGGCTCCGCGCCAAACCCGGTCAATACCGGAATATCGGCATCCAGAATATTCGCCTGGGGCTGGCGTACCGTTGCACGTACCGGCCCGACTTCACGGCCATGACCCCGGATCGCGGCTTTGTCCTGTTCGAGGTCAAAGGCCCGTATGTCCGCGAAGATTCTTGGGTCAAGCTCAAGACCGCCGCGCGTCTCTATCCCTGGTGGGTGTTCATTAAAGCGCAAAAGCAGGCGGACGGGCATTGGACCGTGGTGGAAATCCCACGCTAATCCGCTTCCCCGTCCGGTCCTTTACCCCAATAAAACCGGCTTGCGCCCCGGTGCCTGAAAATATATTCCGATTATTTTTGACATGCGCAAGGGCTGGCGGTATATTGGGGACAGTAAGAACGAACACGAACGAAACGACGAACTGAAAGTGCGATAGCTGAACGATAACGGAGAACCCGTAACGAAACTGAAACTGAATGACTACGACGATGAATACGATAATGCAAGACCCCGCCCCAAGTCAACCCGGTTCTACTTACCCCGAGGCGTCGGACTCCCCGAGCGAGGCGCTGGACCGCGCCGCGTTCACTTCCAACCTGCGCGCCGCTGATCGCCTCATCACCAAGGCCATCGTGACGGCGGTCTACCTGCTCACCGCCCGGGAGCACAGCGAACTTCACGCCGCGCAAAGCCTGGTGTTTGGGATCGCCGAGAAATATGGGAAGCTCGGGGCCGTGGCGGTGGCGGGGAAAGGAGGCGTGGCGTGAGCGAGATAAAACACGAGTTTACGCCCAACGCCGTTTGCCCTTACTGCGGCCATATTGACCGGGATTCCTGGGAATTGGGCGATGGCGGTACGGATGGGGAAACCGAATGCGGGGCGTGTGAGAAAACGTACCTTTGGGAGCGGAATATCATTGTCGAGTACTCGACCAAAATTAAGGAGTGCCAATGAAAAACCCCTTGCGCCAGGCCGCGCGAAACATGATGGATCAGGGAGCGGGCACGCTCACCCGTTTAGCCGCCGAAGCGATGCACCTACGCATGATTGAACGTGTCCAGGTGGGCGGAACCCCTAACCCCCGTTAATATGCCCAAGCGACCCGCTAAACCCATCCAGTATTTCACCTGCCCCGCGTGCGGTAAACTGACACCGATTAAGCATTTCTCGTGCGCCGCCGGGCGCCTGGGAGGTCAGGTAACCGGCGATTGCAAATCCCGGGGTGACACCTCGTATTACCAGGCGATCTCCGCCAAGGCCACCCAGGCGCGGCGCAAAAACCGGAAACCCAAGGCCACGCCGGCCAACCCCGAGGCCACCCCGTGAAACTCACCACGCAGTACACCCGATGCGGTTGGACCTGGGTTATCCGGTGCCGCCGCACCAACCAGGTGTTGGCCCAGGGCTCGGAGCTCACCAAGGCGGAGGCCGCGACGGCGGCGCAAGGCGCAAGGAAACTGGTTAAGCATGGGCAAACCGTGCCAACTATTGAGGCGACTCCAACCATTTAAATGAGAGGATAAATTATGCCTATCGACGTATCCAAAGCCGCCCCGTTCCGCCAAGCACTGGCCGCGCTTAAAAAGCGCCAGCCCGTGGCCGTGGACTGGTCCGCCGCCGACTGGCGCGACTTCGTGCCCCCGTATTTTCGGCAAGACGCCTTTTTCAGCGCGCACACGGCGAGCGCCCGCATGCTCAATTCCTACAAGACGTTCCTCGACGATTTTCTGTCCAAGGCCGTCGAGACGGTCACCTTGCCGGACGGCACCACCACCATCGCGTTGAAGGCCCAGGGGCGAGCTGGGTTCGTCCGTGACGCCAAAGAGATGTTCGGTGGCGGGCCGGATGAGGGAGGCGGACGCATCACCGATCTTTTGAGCACGACCCGGACGCAGCTTATTTTTGAAACGAACCTGCGTATGAGTTTCGGCAGAGCGCAATTCGAGGAAGGCAACCTGCCCGAAATATTGGATTATTTTCCAGGCCAACGATTTATCAGAGTTGGTTTTGTCCAAGAACCGCGCCCGCTTCATGAAGAACACCGCGACGAGATTCACCTGAAGGATGATCTGGCTTTTTGGCTCGCGATGAACAGCCCGGACATTGGCGGATTTGACTTACCTTATGAGCCTTTCGGTTATAATTCGCAAATGGGCACCGAGGATGTTGACAGGGCAACCTGCGTCGAGTTGGGTTTGCTCGACGCTGATACGCAGATCGCTCCGCCCGATGTGCAACTCCGAGAATACCAAAAATCGGGCATCGAAGGTATGGACGAAGGCATTAAGCAGGTACTTTTAAGCGCGCTTGGCGACGGTGCAAGAGTGTCTGGAGATGAGGTGCAATTATGATTTGCGTTAAATGCCAGCAGTAACCGAAGGGAACGAGGGTTACTGCGGGAGCTCCAGGTCTGTTGCATCGTCCTGCTGCGAGAATTCCAGCAGTAACCGAAGGGAACGAGGGTTACTGCGGGAACATCTTGGTGGGCGCACCGCCCCCCGATCAAACGCCAGCAGTAACCGAAGGGAACGAGGGTTACTGCGGGCGCATGGTCAAAGCACGTTGCGGCGGTCTTGGGGGCCCAGCAGTAACCGAAGGGAACGAGGGTTACTGCGGGCAGGCCCTGATTAAACCCATTATGAAAATCGGCAAACTCACCATTACCTGGGGCGCACCCACTGCCACCAAACCACTTTGGACCGGCCCTATTCCCCCTACGCCACCACCCTATCCCACCCCTGCGCCAGAACCCGAGATTGATCCCTGGGATGAAGGCGGCGGACCGGCGTTCCCGGCGAGTTGCGCGGATGGGTCTTATCCTGGGATATCCCGGCGTTACTGGACGGCGGTGCAAATCCTGGCCGGTCAAATGGACGGCGGTTGGCGACCGGATAACCGCAAGGAAACCATCGCGTTTTGCTTCGCCGCCGCCGACGCGATGATTGGAGCGGACGAATCCGACGCAACTTCCGAACCACCAACCCCAGAAAACCCGTTATGAAAGATCACCCATTGATTCCTGCCACTGTTGTTTTACCGATTTGCAATCCCTCGCTATTCATGATCACGGTGGTTATCCAAATGCCACCCGGTCCCGTACAACAACTCGATATTGCCCTGGACCGAGAATCGGCCATGGCGCACGTATTGCCGTTGCACCGACTGATACCGCTGGAGATCGAGAGCGCTATTCTCAAGTCACCCTCGATAATACCGGCTTGCCAACCTCTGCCTCCCCGTGGTAATAACCGGTAGTGCCCGGTGAAAACCGGTGTCCCATGGCGGGTTTTAACCCGTCAACGAATACGAGTGATTGAACGGCGGAGAACGGTCTGATAACGAAGGAGAACGGATGTCGAAGGCAAATAGTGAGATTGGCGCGGGTATTGGCAACGCCACCGAACCGCCCGCGTTCGATCCCAGTCTCCCGACCTTCGACCTGTCCTCGATCCACGTCAACCCCACCAACCCCCGGACCATCTCCGAAACCGCGTTCGCCAAGCTCGTCAAATCCATCCGCGAGTTCCCCAGGATGATGGAGCTTCGCTTTATCGTCTACGATGACACCGGAGCCGTCATAGGCGGCAACCAGCGTTACCGCGCGATAACCCAAGGCTTGGGTATGACCGCCTGCCCGGCGTCCTGGGTGGTCAAGGCGGCCGATCTAACGCCCGAGCAACGCGATAGGTTCATCATCGCGGATAATGCGCCGTTTCAAGGCGATTGGGACTATGACGCGCTGGCGAATCAGTTTGAGATTAAAGACTTGGTCGAGTTCGGTTTTGACGAGAAATCGCTACTCGATGAGTGGCCCGCCCCGCCCACCGGCAACCAGGACGCCGAACCCCAGATCGATAAGGCGGAAGAGTTGCGCAAAAAATGGGGTGTCGAGACCGGTCAACTCTGGTTACTCGGTGACCACCGGTTACTCTGTGGCGATTCGACTAAATTCCCAACACCCCAATCACCCACGTTATTTTATGACCCTGAGTGGGATAGTGAATATCACAGCCCCGGTGAATTTGAATCCATTCTCGCGTTCGGGGATGGTCCGACCATAGCCAAGGCATTTGCGTTATTTGGTTTTCCCGCATGGCTATTCGCTTGGGATTGCGTGACATCCTGGTATACACCCAATCGCCCGCTAAGACGGATGAAGATCTGCGCATGGTTTGGGGACGTGACAAAATATAATCCCGATGGCTGGCACTACGGAGAACCATTAAAAGCTCATAAAGTGACGAACACGCGCGGCTCTTACCAATTTAATCCTGATCCGCGAGGGAAGCATCTATCCGACGTGTTTTCCGCCCCCATTACGGAAATTCACGCCGAATCCGAAAATAACCATAGCAAGCCGCTGGATTGGGTTGCTCTGTTAATTGGAAATTGCACGCAAGGTGACGTTTACGATCCTTTTTGCGGGGTTGGGACAACCATAATCGCCTGCGAAAATATTCATCGTAAATGCCAGGCGGTTGAAATTAACCCCGGTTCTCGCCCCGGTCCAACCGGCTTCGCCAACCGGCTTCGCCAACCGGCTTCGCCAACCGGCTTCGCCAACCGCTTTGCCAACCGCTTTGCCAACCGCTTTGCCAACCGCTTTGGCACCGGGTTAAACCCTGGTTATGGCGAATAAACCCACGAACACCGTTGCACCCCGCGTAACCCCGGGTTATGCTGTGCGCGCCATGGCAAGGCGCGGTCGGGCGCGGCAAGGTTTGGCGAGGCACGGTCTGGTCTGGCGGGGCTTGGTCCGGCGCGGTCCATCCGGGTTTGCCCCGACGGTTAGCCCAGCCTCATGAATAATTCTCCCCTCAATAAACGCCGCCCCGAGGAAATTGAGGCCGATCTCCTGCTTATATCCCAGTGGCTGTCCGAGGGAAAATACCACCATGAGATCGCCGAGGAAATCAGCAAAATCCGAAAATACACGCTAAGCCGCCAGCAAATCAGTTTCGACGTGAAGAAAATCGAGGCCCGCTGGCGAGCCGCCACGCTCGAAAACACCACCGATCTAAAGGCCAAGCAACTGCGGGATTTGCGCATGCGCCAGCGCGAGCTTTACCGGGCGTGGGAACGGTCCAAACTCGACTCTGTTCGCCAGTTCGCCGAAGAAAGCACGGACGGGCACGAGGGCGGAAACGGCGGGGGCAAACACCAAAAGAAACGGCTCACCAAAGAGGGGCAATGCGGGGACGCCGCTTTCATGAAGCTGATCCTCGATATTGACGATAAAATCATGCGGTTGCTGGGCATCGAAGCTCCGTCCAAGCACGAACTGAGCGGACCCCAGGGCACACCGCTGCAAGTCCAGGCCAACACCGATCTATCCCATTTAACGGCGGAACAAGTGGACGCCATTTATGCTATCATTGGAGACTCCCCCACCCAGAAAGTTGCCGAGTGAATTTCGGTTGAACCTCGATAAACGGCGGGCGGAAGTCCACCTATCCGAGTTCGTCCGGCAAGCGTGGCATACCGTCGAGCCGTCTAGCGACTTCGTTCCCGGACGGCACATCGACGCGATCTGTCGCCACCTCGAGGCCGTGAGCGACGGACGCATAGGGAACCTGCTGATTAATATTCCCCCCGGCTTCGCCAAGTCCTTACTCGTTTCGTGTTTTTGGCCCGCGTGGACCTGGACCACGCGCCCCGGCAAACGGTTTATATTCACGTCGTACAATTCCGACCTGGCTACCCGCGATAGCCAGCGGTGCCGCACGATTATTAATTCCGAATATTACCGGAATAACTGGGGGAATAAATTCAGGCTCGCGGGCGATCAGAACGTCAAGACCCGGTTTAATACGACCGCCGAAGGCTACCGGATCGCGGCGGGTGTGGGCAGCGGGACGGGCGAGCGCGCGGATTATTTCGTCGCCGATGACCCGCACAGCATCGACAGCGCCGATTCCCCGGCATCGCTCCTGTCCGTGCGCAATTGGTGGGACGAAACCGTGTCAGGCCGCGCCAGCGACCCCGCCGATTTTCATCGGGTCATCATCATGCAGCGCATCCACAGCAACGATCTGAGCGGCCATGTTCTGGCCAAAGGCGGGTATGATCACCTGTGCCTGCCGATGCGTTTCGAGCCCGAGCGCCCTTGCCGCACCACCCTGGGTTCTCCCGACTGGCGCACACAACCCGGCGAGCTGCTCTGGCCTACCCGGTTTCCCTTGGCGGAGGTCGAACGCATGGAACGGGACTTTGGCGGGTACGCCACGGCCAGCCAGTTCCAGCAAAGACCGACACCCAGGGGCGGGGGCATGTTTAAGCGCGTGTGGTTCGGTGATCCGATCCCCGCGGCGCCCGCCGATTGCCGCTGCGTTCGTTTCTGGGACATGGCGGCCACTGAGGCGGGTACTGGCAAAGACCCGGACTGGACCTGTGGCGCCAAGGTGGGCATCAAGGCGGGTATTTGGTACGTGATCGACATGCGGCGCACCCAGAGCCAGCCCATGGGTACGGAAACCCTGGTGCGGCAAACCGCGGGTCTGGACGGCTGGGAAGTGCCAATCGCGATGGAAGAGGAGGGCGGTTCGTCTGGTAAGACCGTCACCGACCATTACGCACGCGAAGTCCTGGTGGGCTACAATTTCCAAGGCGTCCGGTCCACCGGCAGCAAGGCGCTGCGCGCCCAACCGTTTTGCGCCGCCGCCGAGGCCGGTAACATGCGCCTGGTGTCGGGCATATGGAACTCGACCTTTCTTGACGAGGCCGAGGTGTTCCCGTTCGGGCCGCATGATGACCAGATTGACGCGGTGGCCTCCGCCATCAATTTCCTGAGCGGTCACACCGCCGATTCACCCCTGATCCTCGAGGATAACAAAGTCAGCCATGCTATTATGTCACGCCGCGAAAGGAGAGCTACCCTGTGAGTGAACCTACCAATAAAATATTATCCATCAAAGCCGCCGCTGATCGCTTGGGAAAAGACCGGCATTGGGTGTCCAAGCAAGTCAAGAAAGGGAATATTCACGGCACCAAAATAGACAGCAACTATTACGTGAGCGAGGCGGAAATTCAACGGCTCACCGCAAATAAAAACCAGGTCGCGCCAATACCCGCCAGCATCAGCCAATAGACCGCTTGTCAGTTTAGTTTTTTTGACGGCACGTTGTCTTTGTGCCGGTAGTGCTTCGCATCGTCTTGGGCGTTTCATCCCTCTCCGCAGGCCGGGAAAGGCAGGGTAACTTGTGACCCCGTCAACCCAGGCCATCCTCGCTCCATCCCTGGACCGGATGCGCCAGCTTTACAATTTAGTCCGCGGTCTTGACGCCGAGCGTCTGGTGAATATGTTGGACGCGGCCACGATCCGCGGAGAGCATGGCCGAACCCAATGGCTCACTCACGAGGTAATCAAGCGATGGCCGATCTTGCGCGCGCTGCGCGAGCGCCGAGCCTCCGCCTTGCTCAAGAAAGAGTGGTCCGTTGTCCGGGTGGCCCAACTCCCGCCCAGCGCCACGGACGCTCAAGCCCAGGCCCAGGTGGACGCGCTCACGGAGGCGTATGGTAAGATTGACAATATCTCTTCCGCCATCCGGTTTCTTTCCTCCGCCGAGTTCTGCGGATTCGCCCATTGCCAAAAGCACCGCGACCCCAAGACCGGAGAAATCGTCCACCTCGAGCCCCTCGACCAATGGAACTGGGTCAGGGACGGATATCGCGGGCCGTGGTACTGGAATCCCACCGCCGACCCCATGGGGTTCAAGTCGCTCGAGGGGCGGCCCGGATCGATAATTGTCCCGTCGGAGTTCGTTATTCGGGAGGTCGAAAACCCGATCTACGAGGCCGCGCTTCCGCTCTACCTCTATTACACCCTGGCCATCCGCGATTGGGTGGCATACACGGAAATATTCGGCATCCCCAAACCGGCGTTGACCATGCCGGAGGGCACCACCGGGGATAAACAGCGCAAGGAATTCCTGGAGGCGGCCGAGGCGTTCGCTAACGGCATTGCCATTGCGTTCCCTTTCGGAACGCAGGTAACCTGGCAAAACGAAAACCGGGCACCGACCCCATTCCAGCCATTACTCTCCGATATCGACAGCGCCATTTGCGTGGCCGTTACCGGGGGCAAGTTGACGATGCTGGCGCAAACGGTGGGGCTCTCGGCGAACACTGCGAAAATTCACCAGGACGCGTTTAACGAAATCGCCGAGGGCGAAGCGCAAGAAATTAGCGAGCTTTTTCAGAAGTCCATCGACAAGGAAATATTAGACCGACATTTTCCCGGACAGGAAGTGCTGGCGTATTGGAAGCAATCGGGCAAGCCCGAGGTGGATATAACCTCGATTTGCTCCCAGGTTTTGACCCTTTTCCAAGCAGGCTGGGAAGTTACCCCGGAACAAATCGAAGAGTTGACCGGGTTCCGGGTAACCAAGCTCGCCGCGCCAGGTCAAGCCCAGGATCAATCGGGGGCGCAGGATATGCCGGGGATGCCTAAAAGTGGACGCATCGCCGCGCTCGATCCCAACGCGCCTGGCAAACCTCCGGTGAGTGGCGGCGGCCCGGGACTTATGCCCTCGGGCAACGGAAGCAACGGAGGCGCCCATGCCGCGTAGCAACTCGAGTCTTCGGCGTCATCCGCGCAAGCTGCGGCCCGTGGACAAGCTCACTCGGTCGATGCTCGCCAAGCTGCCCGCGGTGGCCGCTAAGACCATGGCTCCGGCTGCCGCCGCCATCGCCCGGTTAAAGCGCATGGCCGAATATCCGGGGACAAAGGACATTGATTTTCTCAAGGCGGTCCAGAAAGCGGCTAGAGATTTTCCGAAGTTGTTTGGTCAACTCGATATCCCTGAACTTGAACGGTTCATTTATAACCACAGTTCGGAGGCTTACCGGGCCGGGCACGTCGAGAATCGGAAACAATTTACGGAGGCCATAGCCAAATGAATCCTCAAATGCCCCCCATGATTCCCATTTTGCGTGGCGGCAATAAACCCTCGGGGCCGGCGGTAACCGTTCGCCACCTGCCCATCCCCGGTAAAGCCACGGTTATTTCCCAGCCCAAGCGCCCATCCCCGCCCAAAGCCAAATGACTAATTTACCCATCCTCAACCGTGATTTTAAGAAGCCCGCCGATGGCTGGTATCACATCGCGCCCAAGGGCGAATTCAAACATCCGCAAACGGGCTTGCTCCAAGTGATCGACGACCCCGCTTTAGACGCGATTGTCAACCGATTCGAGGCGGATAAACAATCCCCGAATTTCCCCGGCACGCGCATCGACTTCGATCATTTTTCCTATGACCTGTCCAAAGCCTCGGAAGCCGCGGGCTGGATCAAGGAAATGACGAAGCGCGATGACGGGCTCTGGGCGCAAGTACGGTGGTCTGACCTGGGCGACCAAGCTATCACCAACGGCTCGTACCGCCTCATCTCACCCGCCTGGATGCCACAAGATTTAACCCCGCTGGGAAAGAATGTAGCGCGCCCCATGCGCCTGGATTCGGCGGGGCTGACTAATAATCCCGTCTTACGCGGGATGGTTCCGCTAACAAACAGGCAAGGGGAACAGCCTCCGGTTGTCCCTCCGACGCCAGAACCTCAGAAACCACAGAAAGACAAACGCATGAAAAGTGTAGCCAATTTACTTGGCCTTCAGCCCGACGCGTCGGAAGAAGCCGTATTCGCCGGGGCCAAAGCCGTCCTTAACCGCGCCGAGAAAGCCGAGTCCGCCCTCGAGGCCACCAAGGCCACCCACGCCGCCGAGCTCAAGACCACCCTCGACAGCACGGTCCCGATCAAAAACCGAGCGGGTGAACTCGAGTCGAATATCACCGCGCTCAACGCTACGATTACCGAACAAAAAAGGGTAATCAGCGACCTTACCACCATCGTCGTCGAATCGGACTTGAACGCGCACGCCGAAAAATTCAAACCCGAGGCGCGCGACAACTGGAAAACCCAGCTTATCCTGAATCGCTCCGGGACGCTGTCGCTGCTCGAGTCCATCACGCCTATTCCCGCTCCGGTGGCCAACGGCCAGCCCGTGCTTAACCGCGCGGACGGTCAAACCCCTCACCCGAACTCGGGCACATTCCCGGACCTGGTGGCCAAGTGCATGGCCAGTGACGGTTGTTCGAAAGCCGAGGCCACCAAGAAAATGATGACCGATCACCCGGACGCGCTCAAACGTTGGCGCGACTCGGGCGGAGGCACCCTGTAATCCTCTGAGACCGGTTTATTCACATCACCACAAAAACAATTTACTTAAAATATTCATATGGCTAAAGGAGCTTATAACACAGACGGGATGAAATCGGAGCAGGCGACTGCTGCTGCCATCGCCGCTAACATCATGGTCACGCGCGCCAGCGGACTTATCAGTGCCGCTGGCGTAACCGATGTGATCTATGGGGTGACTATCGCCCCCATCCCCGTCAGCGGTTACGGGACTATCCGTCTCTGGTCCGCGCCCGGCACGTTTCTTCTGACGGCGAGCGCCGCCATCACGATCGACGCCCCACTTTTCCCCACGGCGGTGGGCACCGTGGACGACGCGGGTACAACCGGCCTGGGTCTGATCGCTCTCGAGGCCGCGACGGCGGCAGGGGACATTATCGAGTGCGCGCGATTCCTGAAAGGCGCTTAACACGGAACCACTTCCTATCGCTTAATCACAACTCGAAACAAACACTTTACAAGAAGGTATTATGTATAATATAAGTGGTTCTACAATAAGGGGAGAAATAACCGCAGTAATCATGGAGGCCAGGGGCGTTGACGCGCTGTTTATCGGCGAGCAAGTCATGCCAGTTATTACGGTCCCCACCAAAGCGGGCATCTATCCCAAGGTGGTCACCGGCTCGGGCCGACTGCTCACCGGCAACGGCGACGTGCGCATGCCCGACGGTTCCTATCCTCGCCAGACGCGCGGTTGGACTTCGGACACGTATGATTGCCTCGATCGCGGTTTGGAAGAGGCGGTTGATGATACCGTGGCCAAAGACGTTGGCCGATTTTTCGACGTCGAGGTGGCGACGGCGGGCTGGCTGTTGCGTTCGATGAAAATCAGCTACGAACAGCGCGTGGCGGCGGCCATCATGTCCACCGGTACATTTGGCGGGGGCACGGCCCCGGTGGTGACTTACATCGCGGCGAACATCGCCACCATCAATTTCCCGGCGGACATCATCGCCGCGATCCAGCGGGTCCAGAGCAAAGGTGAGATGCCGGACACGATTATTCTCAGCTCGAACGTGGCCGATCGCATCGCGCAATCGACCATCTTCCAGAACTGGTTGCGCGGCAATCGCCCGGCGGACTCGACCCTGGGTGTCAACGCGAACATGCTCCAGCAGATATTCGCTTACAAGGGCATCAAGAACGTGTTCATTGGTCAATCGGTGGTAAATACGGCGAAAGAAGGCCAAACCGCAGTTATAAGCAAAATCTGGGGGGATACCTATATCTGGGTAGGTTCCGTCCAGGGCGGAACGATCGAAGGCGGCGGGAGCGGGCGCACCTTTGTCTGGAATGAAGAAGGCGGCATGTGGGTAACTGAGACGTACCGGGATGAGAAAGTCCGATCCAATATCCTGCGCGTGCGCCAGAACGAGACGGAAAAGGTCACCAACGCCAACGCGGGCACGTTGATCACCACGACCTACAGCTAATCGCTGATCGTTGTGCCCTGGATCACGCTCACCGTTGCGGACGTTAAAACCCGGCTGGCCGGGGCGGAGGTCAACGCTTTGCAGACCGCCGCCCTGGCAACTGGGCAAGCCGACCCAACCGCAGATATTATCGATAAGGTAGTCAAGGAATTACGCGGGCGCCTGCGCAACAAGGCCGACCTGGAAGTCGGAGAAACAATCCCGGACAACTGGGCGCACCATTGCCTTGCCGTAATCCGGTTCCGGCTCTACACGCGCTTGCCAATGGCGCAATTCCTCACGCAACCCCGGATCACCGAGTATGACGACGCGATGAAAGCGTTTATACAGCTCGGTCCGATCCTGCCCGATGAACCGGTTAACGTGGATTTAACCCTCGTCGATGGCGGCATCATGCCGCTCTGGAATGACCGAGTATTGAGTTTCACTCGGGACCAGCAAGACGGGTTGTAACTCATGATCACGATAACCACCAAAACCAGCGGGTTCCCTGAGACCCAGGCGGCCATTATGGACACGATTGGGGCGTTGCGCGTGGCCGGGCGCGCGGTGCGCAACCAGAGCGTGGCCTGGTTCCAGGCCAAGAACGCGGCGGAACCGAATAAACTCGGGGGAAAAAGAACCAATTTCTGGACCAATGTGGGGCGAAGCGTCACGCAGCCGATAGCTGACGGCTCTAACAAAATTCACATTGACGTTACGCACATCGCTTTCGCGCAAAAGTATTTCGGGGGCGAGATCACGCCTAAAAAAAAGAAATGGCTCACCATTCCGGCAACGGCGCTTGCCTACGGAAAACCGGCCATCTCGTTCAAACTCGCGTTTATTCTATTGCGTCCGGACCTGGCTATGTTGGTTCGCACAGATGCCATGTCCAAAACGCGAACGTTCAAAAGCCAGAGGAGGACGGCTGGCGGAGGCGTCGAGACGTTCACCCAAAAGATCAAACTACCCCAAGGCGCAGTGATGTATTGGCTGGTTAAACGGGTGATGCAACGGGCAACCCCCGGTTGTTTCCCGCCGCAAACTGAGATGGAGCAAACGGCGCTCACCGCTTACGAGGGTTACCTGAGCATGTTGCTGGCCCGCGCGGGCCAGCAGGGTGGAGGCCCGAATTGAGTTCACCCAACGCCATCCAGGACGTAATCAAGGCTTACCTGCAAGCCCACCCGTGGTTCTCCCTGCCTGTGCCCATCGGAATTTATTCCGAGGACGAAGGCGATTTGCCGGGCAAACTCGAGGCCGCGCTTGGCCCCCTTGGCGACGCCACCGCGACCCCGCCCACGGGCGGCGGCTTGGCGATCATGATCGGGTGCCCCTATGGCAACAACAATGAACATAACAGTCCCCGGATGCGGATGGATTGGACGCTCGATATTGAATGCGTCGAGATGCCCATTATTTGCCGTAGCGCCACGGGATTGAACAAGACGAGTTACCAGGCCGGGCGCTATATCATCGCCCCGCACCTAGGGCCATTCAAAGGGCTGCACGGCTGGCGCGAGGCGCCGGGACGGCCGCAATTGTTCGGCTCGAGCATTCCCAAATTATCGGCGGACCCAACCACGGGAATGCTGATTCAGACCATAGTTTTCAACTTCAGAGAAACCATTGATTAACCACAGAAAGATTTTCTATGAGCGCAACCGCTGGCGATGTTTATGATCTGCAATATATCGACGATGCCGCATGCAATATAGCATTCTGCCTTGACCCGGCGGCCACCACTTTGGCCTTGGCCCGTTCGAGCCTGAAAGGGTTTAAGGACTTCGGCCATTGCTTGGCGACCGACATTAGTCCGAGTCAAACCACGGCGGACCATAAAAGCGTGCGCATGGGGAAACTCGGGACCGATCGCAAGACGGTTACCGATAGCAAAATCGAGATTGGCATCAAACTCGAAACCCTGGACGCCGATGGGGTGTCGCATATGCTCATGGGTGACGTGGTGGCGGACAGGTCCCAGACCGTGCTTAGCTCGCAAGCCGTCGATACCCTGGCGTTCACCACAGGATCCCCAAGCCAGGGCGAAAACGTGTTCTACAATGTCACTCATGGTGGTGTCCAGTATTACGCGCTATCCGCATGCACGTTGGTGGCGGCAGTTATTACGAGCGTAACCTTTGATGCCAGCCCGGATGTGTTTACCAAAACTGGCCACGGACTTTTGGCTGGTCAGCCGGTCCAGGTGGGCGGAACCCCTCCCGCTGGTGGATTTATTCTTGGCACCACAACCTACTATTTGGTGAATGTGACCGTCGACACATTTCAGGTTTCGGCGGCGCCGGGAGGAACCGCTTTAACCGGCACAGATGCGGGATCGAATTTGACGATTGTCCCCATGCTCGTTGACGATGTGAGTTGCAAGATAGATTTCGAACTGGGCCGGGTACGGTTCCTCTATCCGATGGTGACCACAGTTACCCCCACAATCGCGGCGCCTGTGATAAACAAGTGGACGAACGCGGACAAACTGTTCCGACAGGTTACCCCTATGACGAACGGCACCAAGAGCGGTTGGGCGCAAATGGTCGTATGGCATGATGGCGGGGCGGTTGGCTATTACGAGTTCCAAGCCCAATTGACCACCAAGGGCGGCTCGGGGTGGGACGCGAGCAAGGCCGCTCAATATGACCTGACCATTACGGTGCTCGCCGACGCGGGCACGTTCGGGATTCGAGCTAACACTTGACCGCTTAACGGAAACTAATTTCCCCGCGAGCAGGCACAAGCGCGCGGGGTTTATCGCTGCCGGGCCGGGGTTTTCATATGCTCCGGTCCGGCCATTGTGCCACAGAAAAGAAAGACACGCTCAATGCAAGAAACTACGCTCAAAATCCTACACCCGGTTATCCCAGTCGCTACCGGGCCGGAAGGCAAGGACATCGTCGAGGTGCGCGAAATGCGCTGGCCGGACGCGCTCGCGTTCCTTCAGGCCCTGGGGAAAGAGGTTGGCCAAGTCATGACGACTACGGGCAATATCTCGTTCACTCCGGACAAGCTGCCCGATATCATCGGCCAATCGGGCGCACTCATTGAACACCTGATTTGCAAAGCCACGGGCCGGGACGCGGCTTGGTTGAACACGCTGACCACGGGTGAGATGCTCGACTTGCTCGACGCCGCGGTTGAACTCAACGTATCCCCCGAACTGTTCGCGCGGGGAAAAGCCGTGGCCGATCGGGTCAAAAAGGTGTTCGCGAAAGAAAACACGGACGCGAAAAACCCGACCGGCGAACCGCTGACGAAATCTACGCCGATCAATGCGATGCCTTGATTCAAAACGGTTACTCGATCGATTGGCTTATTAACCAATGCACCCTCAGACAGATGGACCTGTTTATGGATCGATGCAACGCGCGGATCGAGGCTCAAATTAAATCGGCTAAAGGACGATGATATATGGCTGGACCCTTAATCAATATTCAGATTATCGCCGACAGCGCGGGCGCGGGAGTCGCCATCAAAAACTTTTTCGCTGGTATTGAGGATCAAACAAAAAAAATCGAGGCTATCGGCAAATCGTTCGAGGGTATTAAAAGCTCGATCGAAACTGCCGGGCACGCCCTCGAAGCCTATTTCGGTTTCGAGTCGATGAAGGGTTTCGTTGAACAAGCGGCCGAGGCCCGGCAGACTTTTGCTTTGCTGGCTAGTGCCGTCCAAAAAAGCGGGCAACCGGTGGCCGAGTTTACCGAGAACCTAAAAGCCCAGCGCGAGGAGTTCGAGAAAATGTCCGGCCTGGGCGACCACGTCATTGCGGACGTGCAACGCATGGGGTTGACCATGGGCATTGGCTCCGACGATATCAAACAATTCACCAAGGATGCGATCAACCTTTCCACCGTGATGCAATCGGGACCGGTTGAAGCGGCGCACCAACTGGGTAATGCGATTTCGGGCGGAACCATCATGCTTCGCGGCCAGCGCATTGAAATCGATAATACCTTGCCCAAAGAGGAAAAACTGGCCCAGCTTTATGAGGTTCTCCGTCCGCGCATCGAAGGCGCGGCGGCGGCGGCCAATAATTCGGTGCCCGGATTAAAAGCCATGGGCGCGGCGGTGGAAGCGATCAAGGAACAGTTGGGGGATATCATCATTAACACCGGGGTCATCACCCTGTTAAATAATATTGCCCAATGGACGAAAGACCTGGGACCCATGGCCAAAGAGGCGGCAGTTGGGGTGGGTTTTTTATTCACAACTTTGGCCGGTTTAAAGCTGATAAGTCCAATTCTGGTGGGAGTGGCCAATGCCCTGGCAAAATTAGGATTGATCGCCTCGGTTACCGATTTGGCTTATCTCGCCAAATCCGCTTTTACAAGTTGGTCGGCTTTTGGCGCGGCCATCGGCTTGGCCTTTGGTCCTTTGACCGTGGCCATTATTTCCATCACTTCCCTGGTCGAGGTGATCAGGGCCGGGGCCGAAGCTTGGAAATATTGGGACGCTAAAAAGCAAGAGGCCCTAGCTTTAAGTAACCTGGAACAACGCAACCAGGCTTATTGGAACGCGCTCAATGACGCGATCACCCAGGCCGGGGCGGCGGGAAAAATAACCCTCGAACAAATGCGGCAAATGCTGGCTTCCATCCAATACATTGAAAAGGCCCGCAGTGACGGATCAATGGAGGGTGTAACGGCGGCAAAACTTCTCTTGGCCGAACAACAAAAGCTCAATGAGCTGGTGGGGGCGCAACCCCAGGCGCGAAAGGCGGCGGATATCGCCAGCAAACCGGACCTGATAGCCATGGCGGCGGATAGTGAGGCCGTCAAAAACGCCTATCAGAAAGGCGCGGATGAGATGCTGAAACTCGAGGCCCAGAACGAAGATTTGCTTCTCAAGAATTCCTACGAGCGCCGAACCATCTCCGACACCCAGTATTTCGCCGCCCGCAAACTGGCTATCGAAAAGAGTCTGCAAGAAGAGTCGGATTCAATTAAGAGCCAAATAACTGATCTTGAGACCGAACGCGATAAAATCGCCAATGATCCCACCAAAGGGCAAAACAGTCCCGACGCGATCACGCGTGCCGAAGCGATAAAAAAGGTCCAGGAATTGAGCGTCCAGATTATCGATTTGCAAAACCGTAAAAAGGCGGCGGGAGCGGAAGCGGACATCAAGATTGCTCAAAATACTATCGACATCGGCAAAGCCAGGGACGCCCAGGCCGCGCGCGATCTGGACACGCAGAACCGGTCATTCGAGGCCAAGAGCCGTTTGATAGACCTTGGCGCGTCCGAGTTGGAAGCCAATTGGAAACTCGACGATAACCAGAAACAGAGCGGACGCCTGGCGTTCCTGCAAGCCGCCGTTGACCTGGACAAAGAAGAGTTGGCCACGCTCACGGCGCAAGCGAACGTCAAAGGCCAGTCCGTCGAGATGCAGCAAAAACTATCGGACGAGATCGCCAAGACCCAGGACAAGCTCGCCACGGACACGAGCAAGCGGGATATCGCCGCGAAACTCCCGGACCCCGGCAGCGTCATGGACGGGCTGATTCTCAAGTTCCACCAGGTGGAAAACGCAACCACGACATGGGCGCAAAAGACGGCGGGGATCATTACGAACACGGTCACGAGCGCGATTGACGGCGTGTCCAACGCGCTTACCTCGGTCATTATGGGCACTAAGTCGGCCGGGCAGGCGTTCGCCGAAATGGGCGTGCAAATGCTAACCTCGTTTATCGCCTCGGTCATTTCGGCCATTTTATGGGCGACGATTGCCATCCCCATCCTGACCGCGTTCGGAATTCTGAGCGGCGGAAGCACGGCGGCGGTGGGTCTGGGCGTGGTAACGGCATCCCTGGCAGCGGCTCCCAAATTAGCCTCAGGCGGGGTCATCACCGGACCCGGAGGCCCAACTGAAGACCGCGTGCACGTCTGGGCCTCCCCGGGCGAGGGTTTCCTTCCCTACTCAGCGATGCAACGGATCGGACCGGCTGCGTTCGAGGCCCTGCGCCGTGGTATGATCGGGGCGCAAGAATTGGCCCAGTTCATACCGGCCGGCATGACGCGCCCGATATCGCGCTCGACGTTCTCCGGAGGCGGCACGGCCACCCAGGACCCCTTTGCGGGCAACGTGACGGTGGTCCCGGCGGATATCCATATTCACGAGGTGCGCAACCGGCAGGATATTCTCGACATCATGGCTTCGCGCGAGGGGCAACACGTTATAATTTCGCATGTCGCGAAGCACAAAGCACAATTAGGAGTAAGAGCATGAAACAATTAATCATTATCGGAATCGCTATTCTAGGACTTTCTTTCACCTCCCGGGCCGCATCACCAGTGGCTCCGATCGGAGATGACACCGGGAACTACGCCTTCGTCCAGGCTTACAATTCGTATGTTCTCGCTGACGCCGCGGTCAATGGCACAATGAAATATGAAGAGCTGTCGCTCAATCTTTTGACTACGACCACAAATCCGCCCATGGTCAAACGGTTCGGCACGAATGGGAATTGCCTCACCTGGTTTTTTGAAAACAACTCCGGAGCCGGCCCAACGGATGGCACCAACGAGCAAATATATGCGAAGTTCACCCTGCCGGGCGGATGGGTTGAGGGAAGCGCGATCACCCCTCGCATACACTGGTCGCAAACTCTCACCAACGGGATGCCGGGAATTCTCGGCGCTCTTGAAGCGTCCAATGTGGTATGGGGTCTTGAATATATGTGGCTCGCTCAGGGAATCGCTCCCACAGTCACCACCCTGGATTATGTGACAAACGCGGTTAGCATGACGAATTGGCAACATCAAGTATCCAGTTTTGCGCCGATCACGAATGCCACCGGCAAAGTCTACGACGAGATGCTGGTGAGGTTATTTCGACAAGGGACAAATGCGGCGAACACCTACACCAACGCCGTTGCCTTAATTAAGGTCGGGATATCGATGCAGCGGAACAAACTCGGAAGTACGACAGCCACGACGAAGTAACCCCGGTTATGGTCCGCTCGCCCATCCGAGATTACTGGATTATTGGCGCGGTGATTATTGCGTCGTTGGCAACCGGAGTGCTCGTGGCTTACATGACCCGGCCTTGAAATGACTCAATTTCTCCAACCATGATCGAGACCATCAACAACGCGGTGATTTTGCCGCACCTGCCCAATTGGACCGAGAAGGTCAAGCACTCGCGGACCTGGGCGACCGAGATCGCCTCGGGAATCGCCGGGGGCGAGGATCGCGCGGGCGCGCGTACCCTTCCCCTGCGATCGATCACCTATCGAGTCGAGACACTTTTGGGCAACGGCCCGCAGGAAAACGAGGTCCTTGCCGAGCGTGTCAAGGCCGCTCTTAAATCCGGGCGGGCCGTGTGCCCATTATTTGGCCGGGCGCAACCTGTTTCCCCGGATGGTCTATGGTCATTGCAAGCGGGTGGCCTGTGGTTCTGGACAGCGGGAGAATTCGCGTTTCTGACCTTGCCCGAACACACGGG